GATCGGCGTTTCTCAAGTTCATGGAACTAATGGGGAACACTCCCGAAGCAGAGTTAATAGTAATAGATGCTTACGGTGGTGGAAGGGTCCATTGACAGAACAAGACGTAACGCAATTTAGGTATTGGATAGACTTGGCAATTAAAGCTGTAATTGGCGTTGTCATTTCCATCGTTGGCATGGACTACCGCTCTGTGAAGAACTCGCTTCATGAGCTTGAGCAATCCAAGTATCAAGTGACAATGGAAGTGCAGATTCTAAAGGCAGAACTTAATACGATTCGTGCGCAGATTGATCGCATTGATAAGAAGCTAGATAAGATATTAGAAAAATGAAAGCATTGCTAATGCTGTTAGCATTGCTGCTGATGTTGTTAGCGTTCACGACGACAGTAGAAGCGCAAGGTTCAAGCTACCTTGGGATGTGTCACAAGGATTGGAACTGTGACGGGACTATAGCTTCATATCGTGGCCGTAAAACGTTTTACTTATCCTGGCTTATTAATACATTTGGAACAGAGTGCCAATGCGTAAAGAAGCTGATGGCCGATCCACGGAAGAAAGTTGTTCGTGTTCATTTGTCTAACTCGCCATGTATGCGCAATCATCGGTGTGGTCGGTATGAAGTTTTTTACAAGATGAACAAAGCTTCTGCCAGCAGAGCGGTAATAAGGGGTGATAAAAGAATTGTCAGGTATTTTGATAAGCAATTGAACGAACTTGCTGTGTTGTTTAGCAGCTCTAAAAACCTAACGTGCTATGTAAGCCCGTGTTTGGAGTGTGACCTGAATGCGACTGCCAGAAGAGTTTTACTTGATCGGGTATCTGCTGCTTTGCCTATGTGTATTCCTGTGGACAATCCACACGGGCAACCTTGTCTTAAAGGATTCTTGTGCGAATCCCACGGAGAAAACCCTACAGCAAACAAGCCGTGTATAGTTGATTTAGACGGCAAGGATGGCCGTACAATCGATGTAAGAAAGTGGGTTGAGCGATACCGTCATTGTGATTTAGCCTTTTACTGGGAACCGTATATGAACTGTAATAGGGGAAGCTTTGTTGACCCTAGACAGCGGGATTGTAAGTACGACAATAAACTATTTATAGAAACGAAAAGGATTCTATGCCGCTCTTTCTTGCGTCCATTATTCGCCACTTGCTCACATTAGCAGCGGGTGGATTGCTTGCTGTAGGTGTATCCGAAGGTGATGCTACAAACTTGGTACACGCAGCAGAACCAGTAGTAACTGGCGTGGTGCTGTATGGCGTATCCCAAGCTTGGTCACTTATCGACCAAAAGAAGAAGCGTTAGTAGTATTTGCTGCTGACACGCAGGGTATACCGTTTGCGGTAGTATTCCTGAATCTCCTTGTCGTCCTGATTGTTCAGGCGCAGTACCCTTTTGCGTATAACAACAGCCGTTGAATCATCATCGAATAGCTGCTGGCAAAGGTATTGCAGATTGAATGGCTCTGCATCTTCTTCGAAAAAAAACCAATCAAGTCCTTGCCTGTATTTTATACTTAACCCTGGTGGCCGTTTTACATAATCGGCAATAGCCCGATCAATTACGGCAAGCCATAGCAAATGCTCTGGCGATCCTAACTCGCTTGGTCCTTGTTCTGGTTCAATATCAGCGAAGGGTTTGATTTGAGTAGGTTGATCCAATCTTCCAGGTACATCGTGACCATCCAAGGCTTTTTGTTTCGGCGGTGTGCGCATATTGGTGTGTTATCTCCGCAATCTCTAAGTGCTTGGTCCATTGCCTTATCAATGTTTAGTTTCTCGACTCGCTTACATTCGATGTGAAAGTTAGCAAGTTCGGTGCAAACTACGTCAGAATCGCCAGCGGCACCACAAAACTGCTGTGTTCTGCGTGCCGTGAATCCGTGTTCACGCAGCTTTGCCGCTAACTCTCGTTCTCCTGCGCTGCCTTTTTGTTTGCCGTTGACCATTAGTAAAATGTTTCATCCTTATCAGCTACTGACCATCGTTCACAGGATTCTGCTTTGAAGATTGTGTCCAGGGTTTTATATCCACGGGTGGGAGCTTCTGGAAGATTTCCGATAAAGAACCCGTCTTTGAAAGTGACTCTGTTGGTAGGCAAACATCCGATTTGGCCGTTATCCAACAAAAGTAGATGGGCGCATTTATTTTGGTCGGGGTGTAGCAAGAAGCCAGATTCAACGTCAGAGTCAGGAAGCCAATCAACCGTACACAGATAATTGCCATGTAAAACCTTCTTATCTCGCAAAATTGCGTTACACGAATAATCACGAAGCAAATCAAAGACAATGACAAGCGGCTTGTAACTGAAGCAGTCCCACAACTGAAGCTGACCCAAATCTTCTAGGTTGTCAGCATCAGGCTTGTGGAACAGCCAATGCAGTGGCACATGCCGAAAATGCGCTCCCGATTCTAACAATACATGGAACTGCAAAGCCCTGCCTTTGTAGCTCTGTATTGCAAACGCATAGCCTGTTTCCAGTTCATCGTTGCTTAGATCGCCAGTCAGCAAGCCCTTGTTTATCCAAACCTTAATCGGCGGTATGTTTGCGTTCATCTTTTCCCCTAAGATGTAAAATCACAGCGTCTTGATTAGCTGATTCAACCGTTATCTTTTCACGCTTTTCCTGCGCAGCCTTGTGGCTTGCTTGCAGTTCACGCCAAAACTGTTCTTTGAATACTTCATTCACTGGCTTGATCATCTTGCTTCCGTATATATACCCCTTGACCGGACAACGTACTTACTTCAACAGCTTCGCAATGCAGCACTGACGACAACAGCAGCTTTGCCATTGCATCTGGCGTAACGTGATAGTTCTCGTCAACCAATGCCCTAATATCTGGCCGTGGCTCATACGCAAACTGCCAATCAGCGTTGCGCCTGATGTGAAGTATCACTTCCCATTTCCCGTCAGTTACTCTGTGCAAACTATATACTTTCATGTGACTCCAATTTGTCTTGTGGTACCCAAAAGCAAGGGCGATCAATATCATCTTTCCAATAATCGGGGTGCTTGCCGTCCTTGCCCCAAATCCAGCCAACAATGCGCATGTTCGGCCACAATCCTGCAACCAATACATACTTCCGATCATCCTTATCAGAAGGATGTAACAGAATTGCACCGTTAGGATACTTGGTATGGCGCACTTCCAGTTCCCCTACATCTGGCAAATCTTTGAAGTTTTGATTCACAGCGTGCCAATACTTGCCCGTATGCTTGGCAACCAAAGCTTCAGCCATAGCACCATCAATGTTTACCCCCCAAGGATCAGCTGCTTCGCCACGGGGTTGTTGAAATCCCTTGGCTCTGACCCTAAACATGCGCTGGTAACCAGCTAATCCTGCCGAAAACGCTTCAAATGGATCAAGTTTAGTCATGTTTCCCCCTGACTTAGTTAAAATGGAATATCATCGTCCACTGAAACGGCGGCAGTGACCTTTTCCAAAGCCATCTGCATAGTTTCCGCTCCTGAAGCGGCGGCGGCGTAATTGTGTTCACGGCGGTCGGCAGCGTTACCGCTATTCCAAGCAATGGCTTGGTCCAGAAGGTCACGCAGAGCCCGTAGATCGTCAGGGTACAGATACTTTGTATCCGTCCAAGCGTTAGTTTGTTTGTTTAGGTATTGCTTGCGAAGGGTGAAAGAGCAGCGGCCATTGTCGTCACGCCATGCTGCAATATCAATTCCCTTGTTTCGCCATGAATTTGCTGGTTTACCCATGTTACCCCTTGTAAAAAGCACTAAAGATGAATAGCATCATATAGAAGCGTTAAGAAACCGCAACGGGAAATATGACTGAAACAGAAAAAAACAATTACGTTCCGTTACGGGCAGCGAAGGCTTATTTCAGTGTCACTGACGCAACGATCAGAAGCTGGCTCAAAGCTGGATGCCCGTATCTTAAATTAAAGACTCATCACAGGGTAAAAATAACCGAAGTGGAAGAATGGTTGAGGAAGCAAAATGTACAATCAGCGGAATAAGCCAGCAATTACTGACCTGCAACAACGGCTGTACAGCGTATTGCCACAGTATGCGCCTATCTCAACTCACAAGGGAGATAACGAAGGAACTTATAAAGCTATTGATTCTGACGGCAATGTGTTCCTGGTTGATTTCTCAATGGGAGAAAATGGCTTACGCAGAAACAAGCGTTTCTTCTGTGACTATGCTGCGCTGTTAGCTAGTTCAAGCTTACGGTCAGAGCCAAAGCGGTGTGACGCTGCTGAAAATTGGACTTTGACCTTGCTAGGGTAGGATGATAATCGTGGGATAGACGTTTCCCCACATGACTCGTCTCAGCCGCCGCCTAACAGATTTCCCCCTGCTAGGCGGCTTTTTTATTACTCGATACCGAAGAGCGTACTGATGTGGTCAACTGCCCAAAGCGCACCGTCAACCTGACCATCTTGGAAAGATGTTACTTTGAAGTGTGGCGTATTGGCATTCACTCTACTAGCAAACTGCTGCAAATACCGTAGCACTTGCGCAGCTCCTTCTTCGTAAGCTGCCCGATAATCTTCTGGCATTTGCTCACGATTAGGGTTTGGTAGAAAATGTTCGACCCATGCGGCGGCATCATTCTTTATTGTCGATTCCATGTTATTTCTCGTGAAAGTTAATACGGTTTCGTAAAGCTTCTTCAATCAGCTTTGTAACTGTGATGCGCTCGTTGGCGCACAGCTTCTTAGCTTCATTAAGCAGAGCGATATTGATAAAGATGGTATGCCGCTTGTACCCCTTCATGGGGGCATCATAGCGTTTTCGGTCATGTTCTTCGTTACTCATTAAATCCCTCATCGATGCAGCTAGTCAGCTTGTCCAACCTAATGGGACTCTTCCAATGGGTTTCAGTCATGCGCTTGGCATTGTTAGCTAGAAGATACGTTTCAGCTATCTTTAGCTTGTCCCCTTCAAGTGTCTCAAGGTTGTAGTAAGTGGTTGTAGCCTTACCTTTTTTTGGCTTTGTCTCTAAAAACTCTGGCAATTCTTCTTTTTCAGTGAATATTTCTCTAGTGTCTACGTCTACGACTTCTTCTTTTTGCTTAACCTTGGTCCCAATGACCTTGCCAGTCTTTTCCGACACGATCAGTTCGTCCTTGGCAATGCTTGATTCACGAGGTGGCGCAAACTCTGACGGCATTTCTTCCTGAGTGTACAAACCACCAAGTTCTTGAATGAAGGCTTCACGAATTGCGAGCGATAGCGCACACTTGCGAAGCATTACGCTAGGCATCTGCTTCCAGATTGGACTTGGTTTGGCATACTCGTTCATGTACGCAGTTCCAACCGCTGGAAACCTGCGATCCTTACGGTAAACTTTGGCTGTACAGCTGACGAACTGGCCCCCTTGACGCTCAAACTCGATTTCAATGCCGTCAAACTGTGGGTGGCTATTTGCAATACGAAGGAAGCCATTGATTCCCGTCATGATTTGCAATCTGCCGCCAGCTTTGATTGCCCAAACTTCTTTGGTTACAGGGTTCAAGCCAGTTGCTTTGACCATTTCGGCAAACAGCAGAAACTCTGCATCAGTCAAACCTGGCGCTACTGTGTTGCGCAACGCCGTCAGCATTTCAACGTTGCTTTGTGTTACTAGTTCTTTACTCATTGTTTCCCCTTTTATTAGGTTTACATCTTACATCAGATTAACTGAATTGACGGGCAAGCGACAGTACCTTACGGGCATATTGCTTACCTTCTTTGCAGTTAATTTTACCGCAGTTGTACACGGTCAAAGCGTTGGCATAGCTCCCAGTTCTGTCCAGCTCTTCACGGAGTATCTTTGCTCCGCAGCGAACATTATGGGTTGGGTCCCAAAGCCTATCAGGATGCCAGCCACACCGTTTAGCGTTAAATGGCATTACCTGTGATAGTCCTCTAGCTCCTACTTTGCTTTCAGCTTTTACCTGCCCTGCGCTTTCTACCTGTATCAATGCCTGGTACACACTGCGATCAATACCGTAGGCATCAGCAGCCTTACCAACTTCGTCCTGTATAACAGCCCTAGAATGGCCGCCATTGAGTCCAAAGAAGCGAGTCGTGTGATACTGTAGGTTTTCTGGCGGTTTGATTACAGCCGCCGCCAGAGCGATTACTAAAGCGCCGCTGACCCAAGACGAGTCAGCGGCATTGCCGCCTAACTTACTCATCGGCGTTTCCCTAAGCTTTGGACTTGTTCAACAGGGTCATTCCCAAGGATTTGGGTTTGGATGCCTATCCAGCAGGTAACGGCACCGACAAAGAACGCCACATGCAAGGCGGTCACGATGATGCCAGTTGGTGTAAAGAGAAGTTGCTTTATGTTGTCAATCATGGCGGTCCTTATTTCAAATCCATAGACTGTGGTTGTGAACAATCAACAAAGTAGCATTTCAATGGCACTTTGTTTTCCAGATTGGTCCTGCTGGACTCTTGGCGCTCGTCTACACGATACACACCAAGGCGGCCCCCAATTTCCATGCCTGTACAGCCAGAAACAAGCAACAAAAGACTACACGCAAGTAACGTTCTCATAAGTTTCCCCTTTATATTTAACTACTTAGTTAGCGATTCCGTACTGGCAATCAATGATGCACCGCTAGGATGCACCATTCATTCCCCCAGTTTCACCAAATATCAACGGCAGTAATCGGGTTGCGCAGCGCATCATTTGGCACAACCTGTGTAATAGTTTCGGAGTCCGTAACGTCACGGCTGAAGTCAGGCCCAAGTAACGGGCTAGGACGCTTTTGGCGTGTAGTTGTCACAACGCTGTAGCCAGTCCCCCAAGGTCCATTATCCCTTGGCACAGGCAGGATTGGCTGAACAGCTATGGGATAGCTTGGCTGGTACACTGGACGGCTGCCAGTGTCGGTAAGCAACCCAGTGTTAGGGTCAATCCCAACCGATTGAGCCATTGCCACGGTTGGTACAAGTGCGAGTGCGAACAGTAACGTTTTCATAGTTTCCCCTTATTTACCCAGGTTAATAATAAAATCAGCTTCTTGCTTGGCACGCTCCAACACATGAGCAGCGTCATGGTCATAGTAGGCTACCATGTGCGTGTGGACGATTCCCTTGTCAGCGTGGTGAATCTCGTACACAGGCTTGTAGAAAACCGTATTGGAGTAGTTGGCATCCAAATTAACGAAACGAAGCTTCTGATCCTTGGTCTCTGGCATGTAGCGCACAGCCTTGCAGACTACCGTTAGGGTTTCGGCAACTTGTGACGGGAAGGATTCGCTACGCTCCTGAACAGACGCTTCCAGCTCCGTGTTGGCAGCTAAGTGCTTGTCCATAGCGTCTAACGCCTTAGACACGCACCGTGATGCGTAGCTGGTTAGTACGTCTACGCTGCCGTTACGCTCAAGGATGGTGTCTTTGTGAAGGATGGTTTGGCCGTTGTGTTCAAGACGGAAGCCAAAGCTAACGTAAGGACGCATTACCCCACCGCTGCCACACTGACGGTCATGGTCGTAAGAGCCAGTCTTGTACCAGCCACCAACCACGACTGTATGCCAAATGATTCGGCCACGCAGCTGACCAGCACGCTTGCCACGACTGTACACGCCAAAGGAATTGATTTGCTCTTCTGTGAAATACTTGCGAGCGAGTTCAATGCCGAATGGCTTACCTGCCAATTCAGCAAAACGCTCTTGCACTTGTGCGTACTGAATACCCATTGTTTTCCCCTTACAGGTCAGGTTAATTCCCAACCAGTCCGTCTATCTTAGTCCATGTATGATGTGTGATACAATAGATAAGATTCACTATGATGAAGAAAATTGTTGAAGTTAATCCTGCTGGTATTTCAATGGGTTAAGAACTATTCAAAACTTTTTTACAAAATAATGAAAAAAGATATGAATAAAACCAGGGTCAATTTCGTCATGCTGAAGCAACTCGATACAGTCATGCAACTGACCTAGATGCAGCTCCGTGAATGCTACATACCGCAAAGCGATTCACTGATACTATTCACGCTATTCTATTCAATTCTATTCATTATTATTTATATAAGATTAAATGAATAACGTACGGCGTAGCCGCTGATCACACACCGTCAAGGTAGTCACAACACTCGCTAGGCGATTTAACGCTGGTCAACGCATCGTTACGCACTTACTATATTCATGGTGATTACCGTATAACCTGAATGACATAGGGGACTCTACTTATATGCACATACCTAAGAACAACGCCCA